TGTTTTACTGCTGTGATTTGTTCTCAAATTACAGATGAAGAATTGTCTCAAATTTTTTCTGGTGAAAATAATCTCTGGACGTTTGAAGATCGTGCTAAGGCTGTCCGATCTATCCGTAGACTTAACAAAGATATTCAGATTTATCAGGGTATAGTTACGCTTATTTAGCAAAATAGGCATTCGCTTTTCATGGATTTTAAGGGTTTTATTAATTGGTGTTTTAGGTTTTTTATAATGTTACTCGTTGCAGGTTTTTTGCTTCGTTTTCTTTATACAATTTTTTAAAGTACCTTTTTTACTCGATCTTATTTTTTTCGTTTATATTATATTTTTGTAATAGTTTGACATGACAACATGACAACAATACAATTTTAAGACGTGAAAAAGCCCAGGCTGCAACCCGGGCTTCTTCGAATTTCGTGTACGGTGAACACAGGATTTATTTTAAATGATAAATGACAAAAGTCAAATTTTGCCGGCTCTCGGTATACTTACGAAATCTCACTCCGCAATTGATCAAAACAGGCTCTCTGACTATCTTTTACAAGATCAAGCATCAAAATTACTTCAACATAAATTCCGTGTGAAATACTGCTTAAAGCGCAAAATTAATAAGTCAGAATTAAGAAATGTCTGCTGGAATCAAACAACAAAAAAGGCTCATTTCGGTAATGTTATTCGGTGTGGTTCTGTCTGGGTCTGTCCGGTTTGTGCAAAGAAAATTACTGAAAAAAGACGTTTAGAGTTAGCAACAATCAATGAGCGCTGGAAAAAGGGTATTACTCTTTTCTCTCCAGTAGAACAATCAAAAACATTTATTGGCCCTCCTCGTTTTGTTGAAGAACACGTAAAAGGTTATACATATTTAATCACTTTAACGAATCCGCATTATGCTAATGATCGTTTGTCTACTCTGCGTGAAAAGCAAAAAGAAGCGATGAAGAAATTTTTTTCTGATCGCAAAGGCCGTTATATTTTTGATCACATGTTGGGTAAGCGTTTTCATATTACTAATTATGAAGTTACCTACGGTCAAAACGGTTGGCATCCTCATCACCATATCCTAGTTTTTTCTGATAAATATTTATCTATTCATGATTTTACTGCCCTTCATGAAGTCATGGCAGACCACTGGAGAGCTTCCCTTGCTTCTGTTGGTATTCGTAAATTAAAAGATTCTGAAAAGTTTATTGCTTGTGACTTTCAAGACGGTACTTATGCAGATCAGTATGTGGGAAAATGGGGTATCGAACATGAGATGACTAAAGCCCATGTAAAAAAAGGCCGTGAAACTTTTACACCGTTTGATTTGCTTAGGCTATCTGAACAAGATAATTCTATTTTTGAAGATAAGTTACCTTCGAAATTATTTCAAGAATTTGCAATTGCTTTCAAAGGTGCAAGACAATTAATGTTTTCTCGCGGTTTAAAACATGCCTTTGCAATCAAAGATTTAACAGATGATGAGATAGCCGATTCTGTACTAGATGAAGCTGAATTTTTAACAACTATTGAAGATATGGCCTTTCATCTTCTGTGCAAATATAAAAAACGTGCTCAATTTTTGGATTGCATTACTAATGATAAGTTGAACGGTGTTCTAGGTAATGGATCTGCTGAAATTTTAATTTCTTCTTTAGCTGAATATGAAATTCTAGTACTTGAAGAAATCATTAATACAGAAATAGTGTTACCCAAATTTATTGATGAAGTCCCCCAAGTACTAGACACACCTAGTCTATTTTAATTTTCCCGTCCTCTGCACGTGCCTTCTTGAATGCTTCGTTTAAAAGCTCGTGCAGTATCTCGCTTTCTTTCATTACCCCCATTTTTAAATCTAGCCTTTGTCTGTTCACTTCTTGTGACAGAGACTCTAACGCTTTTTCTTCGTTTTTCTTTATCCGAAGATATGCAGAAATCATTTAATTTTCAACCTTTTACAAACAACCAGAAAAAATAGTTTATCAACTTGATCACATGCTGTATTGACAACATGACAACATGACAACATACTAATTGTACTGATTTATTAACCGTATAAATTTTAAAGGTATTAAAAATGTCAATGAAAACTCTTGTTGAACAAACACAGATTAAGAAAGGTCTTAAAAAAGATGGTGTTACACCATATTTCTTTATTGAAGTACAAGAAACTGTAAGAAAGTTTATAAATCCTGATAAACCGCAAGATACTGCAACTTTGTTGGCACTTGCTGAAACTGGCCAGATTATTCCTCAGTTAATGCTACATCAGCGTAATAACTCTCTAATTTTTTCTTCTCAAGATTTAGATTGATTCTCATAGAGACTTTTTACTAATGATCTATTTGATTACTGGTCGTCCCTACTCCGGCAAAACCTCTAAAGCAATAGAAATGGCTATCGCTCTTGATCAGACAAAACCTGTCTATTCAAACATTGTCGACAACACATCAGATAAATCATATCTGCCTAAATCTTTCAAACAGATTCCCTCTGATGACTGGACTCTTATAGATGGACCTGCATTTATTATTTATGACGGTTGTGAACATTTACCGACTTTTTGTGCATGTTCGAAATCTATTACCAAAGTTAATGAACTGCTTATGCATAGACATTTGGGCCATGACATTGTTTTCATTTTTCAACAAGAAAAATTTGCACATGAGGTAATTCGCTCATGTGCTCAGCATATCCACTTAGACGAACCTTATCGCTAAGTTTCACAGGATTTAAGAAATGGGCACTGATTCTACTACTGAACAATTAAATCAGTGTCTAGCTGCACTGAGTAACTCTCAGGTGCATTGGTGGGACGCTTTAGCAATTACACAATCACAAGCTGATGAACTTTCACTAGCAATAGCGAAACTCATGGTGGGTGCAATTGTATATGCGCTTCTAGCGTTCATTTTAAGAACGGCTTAAAGGGGATAATCTCATGCCGCTACAAAATGTTGAACGTATCGAACAACAAAAAGTTCAAGAAAAAAATTGGTTTAAACGCCATTGCCCGACCTTTGCTGCTGTCGGCACTGCGCTTGCAGGCACTATGGTGATTTCACAATCTGCTAATGCTGCTGATGGTGTTGCTGCCTTGATTCTTGAAAAAGTCACATCAGAAGTTACTGCTGTCGGTAACTCTCAAGAAGCCATTTATGGTCTTTTAGTCGTTGTTCTGATTGGCTTTCTGATCTGGCGTTACAGCAAACGTACTGTTAACAGTGGTTGATTTAAAAACTGCCCTTGCCTATGCAGGGGCTTTTTCCAACGAGCGCTCACACTCTACCGCGTCGGGCGCGGAAAGAGGGGGAGCGTGAAGTGGAAGAAGCATCAGTATTATATTGGGTCGAGCCGTTATGTTATTTTCTAGTGTTGCTACTTATCGTTTTAAAAATCTAATAAAAATAATTATTTGTTTTTGTCTTGTTTACACACCTTTTTTTGCTAATGCTTCAAGTCTCGGTGGTTGGTCGCTTGGTTCTCCAGTCGCTTCCGGCGCTTCCGCAATCGTCAATGGAACAAAAGAAGTAATCATTAATGGTGCTTCACGCCTAGCGCGTGGTACTGCAAAAATAACTCCAAATGTTGCACAAGTTGCTAAAGTCTTACGCGGTGGTGTCGCTGGTTATGCGCTTTCTGTCGCTGTTGAACAGTTGCTCGGTTCAGTTAGTTGGGTTTTAGACCCTGCGAATAATCGAATTAAATATTACAAGCCCGGCACTGGTGCTTTTATATATCAAACTCGTCAACGTGGTACATATCATGCGACAGCATCAACAGCAGCAGATGCAACATGTAACGAAATGGGTTGGGGCAAAGCTGATTCTTATACAAAGTTTGCAACACAGTCGTCATCCCCGTATGAATCATGGACTGCTAACTGTGAAACGGGTAACACATATCAATTTTATCTTGTTGATAATCCTAATGCTTCTGCTGAACCTGAAGAAAAATATTTACCGCTTGACGTTGTTGCTCAGCAGGTAATCTCTAATGCTGCTGCGGGTGATGCATCAGCACAACAAGCGATTACTGCTGCTGCACAAGATGTAATTAATGATGCTGAAAATGACAGTGCTAAAGCTGCTCCGATTGTTCAACAACTAGAAGCATCAAAAGCAATTGAAGCTGAAAATACCGCAACTGGTGAACAGACACAAAATCCAGATAAACCGAATGTCACAAACATAAAACTAGAATTTCCGGCATTTTGTGGCTGGGCACCACTTGTCTGCGAAGCTGCTCAAACAGTTATATCTTTTCCAATTACATTGACTCAGTGGTGGAATACAGCAAATCAAAAAGCCGATGGATGGGCTAACTCAATTTCTAGTGCGTGGGCAGAAACAAAGGCTTTCTTTAAAGAAGAAACTCCCGAAAAAGAAAAATCAGACGTTGAAATAGAAGATTTACCTGCTTCAACTGACTCTGTGAAAGTTTCTATTGGTGAGAATGTCTGTCCTTCTTACTACGTCACAATTCTTGATAAACAACATGATTTAAGCCCTGTTTATCTTTGTGAAATAGCATCAGGAATGAAGGCATTTTTCGTTGCTTTCGGTTTCTTCACTGCTTCAATGATTGTCGGTAGGAGAAATTAATATGTCTTTCTGGTCTGCTTTGGCTTCTGTTACTAAGTCAACACAAGATGGGTGGCTTTCACGAGTTTTGACAGGTGCGGGAATTTCTCTAGCTTCTTATTCTCTGCATACGTTTGTTTTGAAAGATTACATACAAAATTATATAGCTTCGCTGAATGGTATTAACTCTTTTGGGGCAAACCTAATTCATATGTCCGGTCTTGATATCTACATGCAAACGGTACTTACAGCATTAATTATTGCGATGGCTCAAAACAGTTCACAATTATTTTTCAAGGCTAAATCATGATTAACTTATTGACTGCTCCCCCAGGTGTCGGCAAGACTTTATTTGCTGTAATGCAATTGAAGAAAGTACAAGACGAAAACTTAAAAAATCTGCCTGTTTCAAAATCAAATTATTTAAACAATTTAGAGATACTTTCTAATAATGCAGATAAACAGATTACTGTCGATTTAATTGAATTTAAGGGTAATCAAAATCTTTTTTCTGAGATTCGTTTAGCATTGCAAAAGTATGATGGCCAAACTATCAGTTTGATTGAATATTTTTCGTGTTTTAATCATTACAACTTCTCTGATTTCTATTCAGATAAAGTAACACCTGATCATTATTATCTATCTACTTCTTATAATCTCATTGCAAACTTTGCAAATAAAGAACTTGATCTAAAGTTCAAAATGATTCCTCCTGTGCGTCAGATTTATTCTGATATTAATGGCTTACGTGTGGAGGGAATTTTAGAAAGTCCTGACGACTGGAGAACTTGTCCGGATGGTTCTGTAATATTTTATGATGAAGTGCAAAATCGGGCTATTTATAAAAATACTAAAGTTAAAAACGAAATTATTGAAGAACTTACAGTTCATCGTCATCGCGGTTTTGATATTTGGTTTATAACTCAATTCCCAATTCTGATTCATACAGAAGTACGAGCTGTAGTCGGACAGCATTATCATTTGTTTCGTCCTTGGGGTTTACCTCAGGCTTATGTTCATGTTTGGTCATATTCTGTTGTTGACCCTAACTCATTTTCTAAAAAACGTGCTGCTGAACGTACATTTAGATTTAGTTATTCAAAAGATATTTATAAGCTCTATACATCTTCTACGATGCATACGCATAAAATTCATTTGCCTAAAAAGTTAATTCTTTATGGCTTTGGTATATGTATAGGCTTAATCATGATGTATCGCGGCATATCCGGCGGTACTATTTTTAATGAGGGTACAGATAATAAAAAACCTGTAGCAGCTCAAACTTCTGGAATTGTTCAAACAATAGATAATGCTAAGCAATCAGCTAATCCATATTCGGCTCAAGCTCAAAATCAAGATACTTTAAGCGTTGAATGTCGCAAAGCTGCTAATGTTGATAAGCCTGAATGCGTTGCTTGGTTTGATAATTTGACACTTAATCGTGGTTCTGTCACTGGATCGGACCTGCAAACTGTTCAAGTTTCATATAATCCTTCTAAGCCGTTTGATGATTCAGGTATTAAGCCCAGCATTAATTATGAAGTAACAGCTAAGCCTGTTTTCGCTGGCTGTGTAAAAATGGACGGAAAGTATGTTGCGTATACGCAGCAAGGCACCACATTGCCTGATGTTTCGAGTTCTGATTGTAAGAAACTAATAGAAAACGGTGATAGACCGTTTAACTATTTTCAGCACCCTCAGCAAGAGTTAAAAGTTCAACAACAACCCCAAGAGCATAAACTCAATTCGCTTGATGCTGAGTTTTTAGCAAAATATCAGCAAGCTAAAGAGCAAGGTTTAATATGACTTTTTTACATTATCTAGTTTTGATCGTTGTTATAGCTTTAATTTTTTTCTGTTGTTTTCAATTACATGATAGGTAGTCTTAAGATGAACCACTTAACACCAGCTGATTTAGTCTCTATCCAGACGTTCGTAACATATTTAATTGTATATTCTGCTTTGATTGGTCTTGCGCTGGGAGCTTTTGTTTCAAAGGTCTTTCGAAAAATAAGGAGATCAATCAATGCACCAAACCGAATAAAAACAGAAGTGGGCTATCTATATCGAGAAGATAATGGCTTGTATGTCACTAAAGAACGTCATAAAGAGTTATTGATTCAACGTGAGTTAAAGAATAAACAACGTGCTATACGTCGTCATACATATATTTTAGAACGTCTTGAATCAGCTGATTGATTGGCATTATGTATCACCTGGCAAACGCACCTGGGCGCGGCTCCAGGATAAATTTTTTCAGCTAAGTTATTGATATTTCGTTATAGCCTAATTTTTACGACTGGCAAAATATTACATCTTTTTCCCTGATTACCAGCGATATTAAATTCTAGAAAGCCTAAGCAAAAAAGTGTATTCAGGGGAATCGGAGTGGGGTAAGCGCGCGCATCCCCCGACGAGGCGTAGTCTATACACTTTTCATCGCTTTATTATGATTTATCACTATTAGTTGTTGATTAGTTGTTGATTAGTTGATATTATCAGTTTATCTTTTTATAGATATACAATTATGAAAAAACTTTTTTATGCACCTTTAATATTAATAATTTCTTTATTAATGTTTATTCTTGTTCCCTTTATTCTTTATTTTATTTTAGAATTTTTTCATTTTTTGGGTTATTTAATTGAACTTTATTATCAATTTTTAGCTAATTATTTTGAACCTGGATATATAGAATTTATCGTCAGTTTTTCTATGTTTTTTGCTGCTTTACCTATTATCGTTTTTTTAAGCTTTTTTCTTTCTGACAAGCTGGGTTCTATTAATGACTATTGATAACCGTATTTCTCGCGAATCATCGCGTCTGATCGCTTCGCTTAGTCCAGATACTCGCTATATCAAGTTTGTTGAATGGGAACGCTGTTTTACTGCTGTGATTTGTTCTCAAATTACAGATGAAGAATTGTCTCAAATTTTTTCTGGTGAAAATAATCTCTGGACGTTTGAAGATC